CGGGAAACTCTTGCCCCGGTGTAGTGCCCGGTAAATGCGGAACCCGTCACGCCGAGGTTAATGCTTTGGAAAAGGCAAAGACCCTCCTGCTCGGCCGGCACCGCAAGCCCGTGGACCTGTACTGCACAGATAGCCCGTGTAGTGCTTGCGTCGACTATATCATCCGCGAACGGGATAAGGGGATGACCGGTATCCAGGTTGACCGCATCTTCTATGAAACACCCTATCGTGATACCAGTCACCTTAGTCGACTTCATGGAGTGATAGAAGTTTACTTGGTGACACCGGCAGGATATGTTGTCGATAACTTCTCTCGGCGCGTAGTGGTGACTCAATGAGCAAACGACAAGTAATGATCATCGGGGAACAGCCCCAGATCAATCCTCGCGCCAAGTCTATATTGATGGATGCTCTAAACCAGGCGGGCTTCGAAGAGCGAGACTTTCGGTGGATAAACGTCCTCGAAGAAGGCCCGCCTGAGGGTAAAAACGTCACCAAGACCATGATTAAGAATGCCAAGGAAAAGCTCCTGGCAAAGATCGATAAGCGAGACCCTCGGTATGTCGTCCTTCTTGGAAATACTCCGTGTCAGGCTGTCCTTGACCGAGCCGGTATCAGGAAGCTCAGGGGCAAGCCGCTCGAACACCAGAAAAGGGTCGTCCTCCCGATCCTCCATCCGAACCAGGCGCTCCATGATGATAAGTGGATCGACATCATCGAGTCCGACCTCCAGCGACTGAGGGAGTGCGTCGACTTCGGTGGCATTCCTGAAGAGCGTGAGCTGGACTACCATATCGTGGACACCTGGGACAAGGTGAAAGCGATGCTCAGGGACATACGGGGCACTGTCGCTATCGACTTGGAGTGCACCCGCCTTTACCCCTTCACTACACAGCTTGACGAGCTTGTTGCTTCCGGACGGGCTTCACAGGATGCCATCAAAGAACACCGAGCCACCCACAGCGGTAACCAGCCCGCTGTCGTGGCTATGCAGTTCGGCTGTCGCAAGCGTCAATGGGTAGTCCCGATGGAAACCGCGGGCGTCTGGTCACGCCATGAGCTCGAGAAGATCGTAAAGCTCGCAACTCGAAAGCTCAAGGATTGCTTCACAGTATTCCACAATGGCAAGTTCGACTGCCTGTGGATGCTGGTTCGTTTCGGCGTCAAGTGGACAGTCGACTTTGATACGATGCTCGCCCACTACTTGGTGGATGAGAATGACTTTCATGGACTGAAATACCTCGCGCAGAAGTTTATCGGTGCACCCGACTGGGACGTTGAAGGTAAGGAAAAGACTGCTTGGTCACCAAAGAATGCCAAATATGCAGCCCATGACGTTTACTATACCCGGAAGCTGAGGCTCATCCTCAAGAAGATGCTCGAGGAGGACCATGATGTTAAGCGGGTCCATGACTGGATCATGATCCCGTGCATCAAGTTATTCATTGAAGCTGAGTTTACGGGTATCCAAATCGATCTCGACAAGATGGACGATGCGGAAAACTACCTGCGCGAGGAATTAGCCACCGCACTCGGTAACCTCGAGAAGTGGGGCAAGGAAGCGTCCAAGGTTGACAAGAAGACCGGCAAGATCAACTGGGGCAGTCCCGATCAACTGGGCAACCTCTTATTTGTAGACCTTAAGATCAAGTCTGTCGAAAAGACCAAAGCCGGCAAGGAGAGCGTCAGTGAGTCCGTTCTCAATCGTATCGACCATCCGATGGTCGGCGACCTTCTCAAGTTTAGGGCTGCACAGAAGCAACTCTCCGGTTTCATCGAGGGATGGAAACCTTACCTTGATCTTAACGGACGGCTGCATCCAGTATTCAAATTGCACGGTACCGTTACCGGTCGGCTTTCTTGTGAGCATCCCAATCTACAGCAGGTTCCCCGAGACCCCCGTATTAGAACACTCATTACTGCTCCCGATGGTTGGGAGCTTATCGAAATGGATCTCTCTCAGATCGAGCTCAGGATCGCTGCCGAGTTGGCGGATGAGCACAATCTACTGGGAGTCTTCAATTCAGGAGGTGACCCTCACTGGCAGACTGCTATTCGAGAAATCGAGCGAGGAGCAGGATACAAGAGGGAAATACGACAAACCATAAAATTCCACCACGAGCTCGAGGGTAAAGAATATGTGAAGATGAATTACAGCGAAGCCATCGAGTATATCCTTGAGTTAGGGGGTAAGGCTTGCGAAGGCTTGATGGACATGTGGGAACAAACATACCCCGGCGTCGAGTTCATGAACTGGAAGGAGACACGTAAGAAAGCAAAGGCGATCAACTTCGGGTATCTCTACGGCATGTGGTGGAAGAAGTTTAAGATATATGCCCGAGATAACTACGGTGTCAACGTCACAGATGATGAGGCACAGGCATCCCGTGAAGCCTTCTTCGAGCTGTATCCTGGGTTCCCAAAGTGGCACGAGCGTCAGCGTAGGTTCGCACAGGTCAACGGTTACGTTCGCTCACTCAGCGGGCGCAAACGTCGACTACCGGCTGCTGCGACCGGTCGTGATACGCCTGAGAGGCGCGAAGCACAGCGCCAGGCGATCAACTCGCCGGTGCAGTCGTTCGCCAACGAGCTGAACCTGATGGCGGCGATCCAGATGCGTAAAGAATTCCACAGGTCGTGGTTCCGCATTGTCGGCACCGTGCATGACGCCATCCTTATGTGGGTTCGCAAAGATAAGGTGGAGCACGTATTTAACCGGGGGCTCGAAATCATGAGTCATCCCGAGTTGCTCGATGACTTCGAGATCGAGATGAGTGTTCCGATTGAAGCAGATGGTAAGGTTGGCCCTTGGGGCGCAGGAAAGGACTTAGGAAAATGGTTAAAAGCTCAAAACGACAACTCATCATCGACCCCAAGCACGGACAAGGGTTTGCGGCGAAAAAGAGTGGTGTAGCGCCGGCCCATGACCACAGCGCCGTCCTTACGGGTGACGGTCAGATTAACGTCAGCCAGTCAAAGGTGAAGACCTGGCGGCAGTGCCGTCGGCAATACCATAACAAGTTCGTCTTGATGCTTCAGAAAAAGAAGATCAAGCGACCCTTTATGTTTGGTCGGATTGTTCACGAGATTATCGAGGCGGACCTTGAAGGCCATGACTGGGAAGAGGTCCTCAATAAGGTTGAGCTCGACAACAAAAAGCTGTTCCGAAAAGAGATCGAGATGTATGGCAACATCATCGCGGACATTCGGGACATCATGACCGACTACTTCATCTTTTGGGATGGCACATTTAAGCCGATGAAGCATGATGGTCGCCGGAGCGAGTTCGAGTTTCGCATTGAACTGGACGACGCTCTCTGGTTTACCGGCAAGATCGACGCGGTCGGTAAAGCGAAAGCGATGAAGTGGCTGGTTGAGCACAAGACGTTTAATCGGATGCCGAGCGAGGATGATCGATGGAGGTCAGTCCAAGCGGCTGTATACTTCAAGGCTCTCGAGGAGATGGGCTTCCCGAGCATCGACGGGGTTATGTGGGACTACGTGTCCAGCAAGCCATTGAACGTCCCGGGTGAGCTTACAAAAGCAGGCAAGGTTTCCCAGGCTCGGATCGACTCTACCCCCTCAAGGATCAAGCGGTGGCTCAAGGAGGAGGGGCTGAAGCGAAGGGATAACCAGAAGCTGCTGACCGATGCCGAGGCTAATCTCCGCAATCGGTTTATCCGGGTCTATAGTCCGGTCAAGCGCCGGATTGTAGATAACATCTGGGACGACTTTGTGGACACCGCGCGAGAAATCCAAGAGTTCCACGGTCGCAAGAAGGATCAGAACATCGGCCGGCACTGCACCTGGTGCGACTATCAGCCTCTGTGCAAGGCCGAGGCTACCGGAGCAGATGTCGACTGGATCATTAACCGAGAGTACCAGACCGAAAACACCTCACATAAGCGGGATGAGGACCGAGCGGAGGATTAAATGACGGTTGCAGGGCACTCGCTTCCGTGATATACAAGCAAACCTGAGCAAAGGATCACTAACCATGGCGACAGAAGTTCGTAAAAAAGACAGAGGAGGGAGGGCACCCGGCGCTAAGCCCATCTCCGAAGTCAAGCACCACGGCAGCACCGCCCTCTACGGCAGGAGCTCCACAGGTAAGACCACCCTGGCGTCTACCTACCCCAAGCCGATCCTCTACTTCAACATTCGTGACAACGGGACTGACAGCATCAGTGACGTTGAAGACATCGACGTGGTGGAGATCGAGACCTCGGATGAGTTGAAGGAGCAAATCCTCTGGCTCCACAAACAGGCCGAGCGCGGGAAGCTGATCTATAAGACCGTTGTGCTCGACACCATGACACAGCTTCAGGGCATCCTTGTCGAAGAGATGGGGGCCAAGAAAAAGCTCAAGGGCAGCAAACGTGCTGGTGACTTCGGCACTCTTCACAAGCAGGACTGGGGGGCCATCGCCGGCGACCTCAAAGCGGTCATCATGGACATTCGTAACCTGCCCGTCGAGTCCGTGTTTATTGCTCAGGAGCGTATCTTCAACGCGGGTGATGAGGAAGACGACGGAATTGATCAGCTGGCTCCCGAGGTTGGTACTCGGTTGATGCCGTCGGTTAATTCCGACCTGTGCGCCTCAGTTTCAGTTATCGGGAACACCTTTATCAAGGTCAAGGTGACCAAGGAAAAGGACCCGAAGACCAAGAAAACGGTCAAGCGTATCGAAAAGATTTACTGTTTGAGGTTAGGCCCCAACGAGGTCTACACCACAAAAATCCGGAAGCCCAAGGGGATCGAGGCCCCGGATTATATCGTCGATCCCACCTTCCGGAAGATCAAGAAAATTATGAAAGGAATTGAATGATGGCGCGTAGCCGAAAAAAGACCTCCTCGGTGAAGGTCAACTTCAAGGGAGTCGAGAGTCGCAAGACTCCGCCCGAGGGCGATTATGTGATGAAGGTCCTCGAGGCCAAGTCCGACAGGGGCCCCTCGGGTGACATGATCGCCTTCGTCTGCGAAATCACTAAAGGCGAATACAAGGGTGTCAAGGGCTACCTGTATTGCCCGCTGACCGAGAACAGTCTGTGGAAGCTTCACGCATTCCTGACCGCGCTCGGCGAAGAGGTTCCCGAGGACGAGATGGAAATCGACCTGCCCGAGCTGATCGACAAGGAGTTCGTGGGTGTCATGACCCATGAAATCTACAACGGCAAGAAGCGCGCCAAGTTGACCGACTTCGACAGCCTCGACAACTACGACGGCGAAGATACCGACGAGGACGAGGATGAAGATGAGGACGACGCGCCCAAGAAGGGCAAGAAGTCCAAGTCGAAGGGCAAGCCGGCGAAGGGCAAGAAGTCGAAGTCCGATGATGACGACGAGGATGAAGATGAGGACGAAGACGATGAGGACGAAAAGTCGTCCAAAAAGTCCAAGAAGTCCAAGTCGAAGAAGTCTTCCAAGAAAGACGATGACGATGACGAGGACGACGAGGATGATGAGCCCAAGTCCAAGAAGGGCAAGGGCAAACCCGCGAAGAAGTCCAAGAAGAAGACCTGGTCGACCGATGATGTCGAGGACATGGACGAGGACGAACTCGAGGAGCTGCTCGAGGAAGCCGGCCTGGAAGATGAAGTCGACCTCGACGACTACAAGAACCTGAGGAAGAAGGTCGCCGCGGTCCT